TGTAGTCGAGGCGCTCTTCGAACTGAGTGCTTACGTCGATGCGAACCTTGGCTGTGTCGAGGGTGTCAATCAGGCTGGCTCCGGTCACTGAAGTAGGCGCAATGTGCAAGCCTTCCAATTCCCTTAAGTATCGCCCAATTGCCGAAATACTCTTCGATTTTCCTATCCCTGGGGGACCTACTAAGAATGCATATATATTCGGATATAATGGCGCACTTGTCTGCACCCATACCTTCTGCTGAAGCGCAGCCCCTAACCCTACAATCGCCGCCCATCTTCGATATATCTCCGGGGCCTCAAGCCCTGCCGTTTCCTCAACGAAGCGGTCTATCCAGGACGCTAATCGCCTCTGGCCGCTTCCGTTTGTCCGTGCCTTTGTAGGAGCGAAGCCCGGACGGGTTGTTTTGTTCATTGTATTCTCCGAAATTCCAGCCGACCTTGACTCCATAAGGGATAATGAGATCCCTGTCCCCAATCCGAACAGGGTAAGTAAGCTGGTGAAGGATCTTCGGGATAATCTCATCCTCTTCCTCCTCTGGGTATTGGACTACGACGGCGTCGTGGACTTGCATGAGAAGCTGGACAATATTATCTCGCCAGAGGGCGAGCATTCCAGCGTTAACGATATCGGCAAGGCTTCCCTGGGGATCGTAAGCAATAGCCTCACGTAGGGTGGCTGGGTCATTGCGTCTCCCCCAGAATTGTCTTTTTCTTCCTGTAAGGTTAATAATCGTTCCGCTTTTAGATAGTTCCCGTTCAACATGTGCATGCCACCTCAAGTGTGCTGGAAAGGCCCGGAAGTAAATCGGTTGAAACTCTTGCACTAGCCCTATATCTACCCTTGCTTGCTGGGCAAGGGTGGGTGGTTTACCGTCATAGTTGGTTCCATGACCAATCTTCTTACACATGAACCGTCTCGAATAATGACGGTAATATGGTTCTTCGGCCATTTTTTTAGCAGCTTCAGGATCATCCGGCCAAGGCAGTTTTGGCCAGACAAGCTTCGCAACGGTTGTATGAAGATCTCCCGATTCGCAAGCGTCAAGGTACCTTGAGTCACCAAATAGGTTATACTCAATTCCGCCAACAACCCTGCTTTCGCCTTGTTCTGCATCGAAGTAGGCCATCTTCATTCGAGGGTCGGCGATGAGGACGGATCGGAGGAGGTCTTCGATGTTTTGGAGGTTGCCTCCTGTACCGAACTCACTAAGGCTAGAGCTAAGTCTTCCAGTATTTGTGCCGCCGATGTTGTAAGAGGTTCGAATTCGACCGTCAGGGTCAACGTTGGTGGAGAGGACAGATATCTTCTTGCCGATATCGCGCAATAATTTAATGTGAGAGAGGATGGGCCTTGCGATAAGATACTCTTCCATACGCTCAAGAGCGTCTCGATCGACAGTGATCGTGCCACGCTTTCTGATAGGCGGTATTCGAAGTCGGGCATAAAATAGCTCCCTTAGTTGATCGTTAGAACGGTAGTTGAACCCAACCATCCCAAGGCCTTCGCGGACTATCCGCTCTAGCTGGACCTCGAGTCGATCAAGCTGCTCATGATATCTCTCAAGAACTTCGAGTCTTCTCTGTTTGTCGACAAGTACTCCACGTAGCCGCATCGAGAGCACTGGACCCTGAAGTTCCTTCGAGAACCGATAAGTTGCAGCGGTGTGATTGTCCAATTGTGGGTGCAGGACGGAGAACACTTCGGAGGTGATGGTTGTATCGTAGCCATTATAGCACCACTCTCTTTCTTGAGCAGTAAGGCTAGATAGATTTACTTTGGAAGTGTCAATAATCTTAGCCAATCTATTCCTCTCGTTTATTCGTCCTGAATGATCGTATGCTTTTCCAGTTGAGGTCATCACAATAAACTGACCCAAGAAAGCCCAAGCCCTTCAAGCTCTCGGGCTGAAGACTGTAGTGGAGCAGCATCGTATCCTCCGCTGCTCCTCTCACTCTGATCCCCATGGATCTATAGAGAAAAGCTATGTCGTACATCCCGTTTTGGAAGAGCTTCCCCTGGCTTGGGTCACCAAGCAACTCACGGATATAGCCCCACACCTCTCGCTCAAGCTTTGCAGTACTCCAATAGTTTCTTCCCAATCCTTTTCTGGAATAAAACGGTATAACGATGGCCCGTGATCGACTAGGAGCAATTCCGAGGCAAGTAATGCTTCGTCCACTTGTTTCAATGTCGACACTAATGAGCGGAACTCCTTCAATAAAAGCTCGGTGGAACTCATAGATATCCTCCAAGGTTGGCTCGATCCAGATTTCTCTTATAGGCCGGTTAATCTCTGGGTGGGTGGATTCTCTAAGGGCCTTTTGGAAGTCGATGACGGCCACGGGCCGTAGATTCCACTGTCGGAGAATTGCAGCTGGATGATAGGTTGGTAATGTTTTGAACCCACTTGCAGTATGAGTTGACAAACGACTGGTTCCTCGTTGCTTGCTAATAGTCGTTTGGCCAGTAAGCGCCCACAGCGCAGTGTTCCCCAACGCAACCACGACGTTGGGATCAACCTCGATAAGTTCATCGGAGAGCCTTTCTAGTTCAGGGAGGAAGTCGACTCGGACGTAGTCGCCGGTGTAGTGGGAGAAGGACTTGTCGTTGCCGCGCAGGAGCTTTGGGTAGCCTGGGATGGCTCGCTCCTTGGGGCCACAAAGGTAAGAGAGATCATTGGATGGAGGGTGGAGATTAAATACGTTGGTGAGGAAGCAGTCTGCACGGTGTATACCCGCCTCCTTGAGCATCTTCGTAAGCTCATACCCTGATCCTCCTACAAATGGCGCTCTGGCTTTCTCTTCCTCCCGGCCCCAGGCTTCGCCGACGAGGGCTATTTGGGCCATTCTGGCACTTTCCTCTCGTAAAGTCCTTTCTTAAGGCGCTTAGGTTTACGAATTAGTTGTAAGGAATAGATTTTGCCACAGCCTTCGCATTTATAGGAGGCTGGTATTCGCCTAAGCGGCCAGCCACACTTGCAGAGCCTCATAGCCGATCACTCACCAGCTTCGCGTACCCCGCGATGTCGTCCCAATGATCCTTGTGATCAGGGTTTCCTGCGAGGATTCGACCGATCTTGTGTTGGATCATCTCCAGGGCTTCGCGTTGAACATGGGAGAGTTTCTGAACGCCATGTTCGTTCATCACTTCCTTCAGCTCTTGGGTGATCTGCGCGTGAAGCGAGAAGTCCCCGTGGGTCTTGCCGCGTTCCGCTAGAAGATCTTTAGTCTCCATCTTTGCCTCCAAAAGAAAAGGGGAGGTTGCCCTCCCCCAGGTGTTAATCCTCCACGATCCACTTCCTATAACACTTATTGCACCTAAAGAACCATGAGTGGTATCCTGGAGTCACGGCCCAGTGCCTACGATGAAATAGATGGCACTTAAGCCACGCTTTCATTCCCCGTACCTCGCCGTCCCGTCGATCTGGGCGTAGATGCTCTGGCCGTCTTGGCTCGGCGTGTGCTTGATCTCGACGACGATTGTCCGCCCAGGCGCTTCTTCGATCCCTGCTCGGATGTTCGGGTAATCCTCGATCCCGCAGTTATCAAGGAAGGTCTTCAGCCGGTTGAACCCGCCCTCGGTCTCGTAGTAGAAGGTGATTGGGATGGTCTTATCGCCGAATGGGCCGAAGGCTTCGAGCTCGTCGGGATCAACGTCGTCCATGGCCTCCGTGAGGGAGATTTGGAACTCGACGAAGGGCGTCTGCTTCTTCGTGGACTTATCGTACCGAGGCATTCCCTTGACGATCCCGACGTAGGAGCCTACGGGTAGCTTGGGGAACTTGACTTCTGAGGAGGGCATGTCGAGGATTGATGAGAAGTTTGCCATGTTTGGTTAACCTTCACGTTGTGGTTGCGATTTCTTTGATGAGGTTTTGTAGGGCGGTTTCGTAGGCTTTGTGGATGTCGTCGAAGTATTTCCTCTCACTTTCTGCCACGAATGCTATGTTCCGTGTGAAGTCCTTGTACAGACTGATCATGACATCGAGGTCTTTCAGCTTATCTCGGTTCATTTGGGCCTCAGGATTTTGAAGATGTCTGCTAATCCTGTCTCGATCGGCACCTCCTTTGGCATGGTGAAAGGCTTAGCATTCGCCAAATCAAACATGGCGCTGCTAACGGTTTCGATGACTCGCTTCCCGCCGGAGTTCTTATAGCGGAAGATGTTGTTGAAGTATCTCGGGATCAGCGGGGAGAGAGCACTACCTACGGAGTTGGGGTATCCCTTCTTCGTCCCGTCGGGGTTCTCGATGTACTTGATGTGGGAGATGACGATTACGTTCGTCGCGAAGCTCTCTCCCGTAAGGTTTGCCAGAACGTTTTCGACAGCGTCTTGCGCATCTTTGTATACAGCCCGTGCATCATACTTGCCATCTCTGCTCTTAGCAGCGAGTGGCTCGCGGAAGTCATAGGCGGCGTCAGATAGGAAGGTAAGGGAATCGACCACCAATATGGTGTCGGCTCCCCAATCAGATGGTACTCCGTAATCAACATCCCTGTACTTCCATCGATCCAGCATTTTAAGTCCATCACTAAAAGCTTTTGGGACTCCGTCGATGACGCTTCCGGCTGGGGTGGCCTTTCGGCGGTCTCGGAGGGTTCGGAACTCGACGTTTCCGAGGAGCTTTCGATCTTCTCGCTCGACGAACTGCTTGAGGACATCGAGCCCGTTGTCGTAGTCCAAGATTCGAAGCTTGTATCCTGCAAGCACGAGGGACGCGAGAGATCCGGTCTTTCCACTTTTGGAGTCTCCTTCTAGAAGGATCTTCGTGAATTCATTCGACTGATGGTTGGCTAGGGAGGGCAAGGGGGATCTCCACTTTCAATTGTATTATACCATTCGCTTTCTGATCTGGATATTCGAGGCCGAGTGGAAGGTGTAAAGATGATCCATCTAACCAGAGGTGCAAATAGCCCCTCTTGATTTCCCAATTAGCTACAGGATGCACAATTACTACTAGCGGGGCTTTAGCGGATTCCATCTCTCGTTCTCCTGTGTGAAATTGCTTTCCAACCACTTCTGCCGCACGCTCGGCGACTTCGAGCACACCTCTCTAAACCTACAACCTCCGTACATGCCACACGCAGTGTCGTTCATTGGCCAGAAGTCTTCCTCGGCGTAGCCTTCTGCTGCGCGTAGCCATCGTTGGGTATCTCCCAACCATTCTTCGAGTTGGTCGTTAGTGCGATAAGTAATCCCACGAACAGGACGGCTAAAACCAGTAGCAATCTGTACAGCATCTATGATGACACCTTTGATGGGGGATTTCATTATCGTCTGCGATGCAATTGTGTAGACGGTCATCTGGTTGTGGGGATTGAAGCCGTTGAAGTAGCCTCCTCCGGGGGTCGAGGTGGTGGTTTTGTGGTCCATGACGAAGAGGTCGCCGGAGAACTTAACGACCTTGTCGAGGTGGCCGCAGAGGAGGTAGGGCTGCGTCTGGATTAGCTTGTTTGGGTCGCCGTCAGCCAGATTTAGGTCGTCCATCGACGTCGGATATAGGTTGGTTCGCTCGGGCCCAAACTCAAGCTCGAACTGAAAGCTCAGCTCCACCGCCGGCTTCCCGTTCGCGAGAATCACCGTCTCTGCTGCATCATTCTCGTAATGATCCAGGTACCAAACAACCGTGCGAAGGAGATTTTCCTTAGTCTTGAGGGCCTCTGACTTGACGCCTTCCTTTGGT